GCCCGGGTGGCAGCGGATGTTTTGTTACAGCCAGTACTGTAACGCTGTTGTGGTAAGCGATCCTCTCTGCTTTCGGTGGATGTATTTCGCTTGATATCTCTGCAAACCAGTTAAATGGTGCGGATTTACCTTCGGTTCCTCCTTACATCCACGATCGGTTGAATACACATCATTCTCTAGGACTTTTGATCCTTGAGCATTATGACCGATGTATCCCCAACAGCTCCATGCGATTGACCAGCCTCCATAGTAAGTCGCCGCATAACTTAAAAACAGAAGCTTTAACTCCCGCTCTCTCGTCTTGGCTTCTTTTGAGTATTTCCTGAATGTTTCTGGATACGCCATTCTTTTCAGTATGTCCTCTTGTGGAATATCTGGTAAGCCGTTGGACCAATTTCGACCTAAATAATGGACTGCTTCGTCGTATCTGAAAATCTCAGACTTCTCAGATCCGTGCATTGTAACGCCAAAGACGTCATGTGCATAACGAGCGATCTTATCTAAATCCATCTTTCGATTCGACCACATCAATAGGTCATCACCCAGCACGAAAATCTCTCTCTTGGATACGCCAAGATGAAACCGAGAGCTAATCGTACCACCGATTATTACATTCACAATCGAATCGATGATCTGAGTGAAAAATGATCCGGATGGGACACCATGTTGCTTACCCAAATACAACTTATGGTCTGGCATAACAATTGGCGTACGAATGAAGTAATTCTCGACCAATTTCATGATTTCCCGAACTGTTTTTCCGGATTCAGGCTCAATCTCGTCCAAATCGTACCAAGTACGCAGGATGTTGAAAGCTATGTGAATTAGTTCGCCTGAGATGGATGAGTCGAATGAGCTCATATCTAATGAATAAGCCCATTTCTTATGGTAAGATGCGACCCTCATCTTTGTACCTAAAGCTCCCGTCGCCATAGCGAATGCCATAGGAGTGGTACCACCCTTGAACTGATTAATCAGCGGCTGAGCCACCAGACCTTCGATCGCTGTCATAGCATATGGGTAGCCCCATACCAATCTAGTCTTGTCATTAAACTGTGTACGTTTAAATGCAATACACGGTTCCGGTGCTTTCTCGCCTTTCATCGTCTGCAAGCCGCGCTCCAACGCCCTCGTCATAGCTTCCGCCTTAGTACATCCCCACGCCGTTAGGCCGGCACTACCTGTTGGGTTGGATGTCACTGACATAATTGTCTTGGGGGTCATTGGTAATACGTGCAAAGTTGCGTCACTATCTTTGCGCGCGAAACAGGTATACGCTAGCGCGATCCCAGCTCTGATACAATCTCCTCGCTTTGGTGCCTGGGCTTTTCCCGGTGCATACCTGGACAGTGCTTCGTAAAGCTTTTCAACCTTATAAACCGACCTAGGAGCGTCGTCAATTGAATAGCCTTGAGCTAAAAGCACGTCTGCAACATTATCATCATACAGAACAGTTAGATCATCCTTAGAATAACGCTGACAGTAAGAGTCTAACCTTTTCATTCTGTACGGGCGAATGTTGAATAACTCGAGATCCTTATGATAATCTGCCATCACGATCCTCCTTCCTAAAATTGTAGGTAACCACCTCGCTAGTGGCACGTCCTCACCGCAGGTTCCTCTTTAACGTTAGATCCTGTTAGACCGATGTCCTTTTTAGTTGCTCATCTCAACTACGAAACCGTCGTAGCGG